CTGACCATAGATATTATAGACTCAAAATCATCTTTAAAATCATGATTATACAACTCGCCATCGAGTATTACATTAGGATGTTTATCGAAAAACTTGTATAAGTTTAAAGTAATATGCTCTATGTTTTGCCACACTTTACCTGTACGCGAATAAGCTGTAACTTTACCATCATCATATTGTATAAGACAACGCACGCCATCAAGCTTTGGTTGCATAAATGTAGGTTTAGTATAGTCGATTGGTTTGTCGCTAACGGGATATGCTAGCATTGGTTTTTTTCTCATCATTTTTTTAATATTTTATTTACTTGTTTCATTCTGTTTCTTATAATAGCACATTTTTCATACTCTTCATCATCTTTAAACAGATTCATTAGAGTCATGAGCTTTGCAGCTTCACCTAATGCATTTTCTTCTTCAGTTAATTCTAAGTCATTATATGATTGTGCCCAAGACATACTAGTACTAGCCACGTGTTTGTACCAGTCTTCTAGCGTTTTTAATCTATTCATTCTAGTAACAATCATCATAGCTAATTTAGCTAATTCTTCGTCAGTCATTTTTAATTTATTATCTGTCATCTTTCGTATTTGTTTTGCGTTAATGCATGTTTGTTCTAAACTTTCTTTTACCATCGCAGCCTTTGTAGTATTTACTACTAGCACACGAAGATAATAAAAAAGCTATAATTAAAAAGGTTATTAGTTTTTTCATTGTTCTTGGTATTTAGTTATAAGATCACTTGGTTCGCCTACAAATATACATTCACCTTCATAGTCAAAAATACTTATCCATACACCATGACCTTCTTTGCACCATATAAAGTATTCATAGTCTTCCCAGTCTTTTTCACTTGGTTTGTGTAAGTATATATTACCTGGTCCTTCTTTTAGATATTGGACTGTTTGAGCTGCTAAACAACCTACACCGTTAGCCACTCTTCCTTGACCAGTACTTAACCCATTAACTACTACAAAATCTTGTAGATAATCGGCTAATGTCACACCTAACCCTGATGGGTAACCATCATAGTGATTATATATTTGTATGTGTATTTTATCCACACCTGGATGTTCGCTGAAAGATACTTTATCTTTTCTTTCAACAAAATTAATTAATGCTCTTGTTGCCATATTATTTAAATTTTTCGTTTGATTCTTGCCACTCTAATACAAAAAATAGTAATAGAAATAGCATGTGTAATATTATTAATTCCATATTAATCTAGTAAGATCATGTAAGCAGACGGATTATGTTGTTTAAACCAGTCCAAGCCTTTTCTTAACTCATCAACATTAACAGGTATACCTAAATCATAACACGTGCTAGCACCTATAACAAAGTCATACATACTAAGCTCGTACTTATTTAAGTAGCAACTGTCACCGCCAAACCTATTTTGCACTTCACTACCTTCGTGATATATAGTGCCATTAAACCAATTTGGTAAATTATTTTTCGTTTTCATAATATTTCATTTTTAATGTTTCTATAATGTGCCTACCTGTTGCCGTGTGAAAGCCATAGCTATGTGTATGTAGCTCAGGTATTGGGTCGTTAAAATACAGTAGCTTCATAAAGTCTATTGCTTTTATTTTAGGCGCTGTAAATTCATTTTTAAACTTATTTGCCATGTCATTACAAGCTGCCGCTGTAGCTTTTGGACAGTGTTTAAACGTTTCATCTGTCCTGTATTTCATATATTCTTTTACTTTTTTACTAGTTAATTTCATATTATTGTGCTTTATTTAATTCATCACTTAATTCTTCAGCTTCTTTGTCTTCAGGACAATCAGCTTCTTTAAATAATTTCATCACAGAGTTAACTATTTGGTCGGTTAGCTCGTAAGCACACTGTAAATCAATAGTTTCTAAATGTACTTTACCATCATATTCCATACCAAACTCAACTTCATAATTTTCTGTATCATCAAAGTTAAAGCCTTCAACAGCGTCTTCGATAGCTTTATACACAGCATCTATTTGAGCTGGTGTCAATGCTGGCTTGTTGTAGTCATCTATTTGTTTTTGTAATATAGATATTTGTTGCTTATAATCATTTAGTTTTTCGTTAGTTTCGTTTTGTAAAAGCTCTAACGCAGCTTTTTTGTTTTCAAGTTCTTGCATGTTATTTAATTTTATTTGTTATTATTATCTTGCTTTATTCGTATTCATTTTGTAAAAACGAGGCCGGGCAGGTGTGGTTCGTATAAACATCTGTCAGCGTAATACACTTCCGTCGCTCGCTTATATCCGTCGATAGTCGGCATCACATACGCCTCGTTTATATCTGCTTTATCCTGCCGTTCTGCCAAGTGAGTACACACTCAATGGTCCTAAATGAACAAATTATAGTGTAAGATGACCAATCTGTAAGCAATGTCTTAAGCTTCTTACGACGACTGCCTCGTGGGACTAATGCCACCAGTCTACACATCTCACGCGCTACCACCCTTACCTCGTATTTTTTTAAACGAGGGTTAGTGCCTTTCAGAGCGTGTCTAGAAGACTCCTACTAGTGCACTACCTGTCGTTTTTATTGTTTTTATCAAACTCTTCTAAGTTCTTTTTTAAGTTTTTATCTTGTATATTTGACTCTACATAGCTCATTATTTGACTACAAAGGTATAAACCAAAAGCTAAACCAGCGCCAAACGTTAAAAATGTTTCCATATTTTTTTATGTTTAAACTTTCTATTGTATTTCTTTTTGTTAACAAACACATAGCTGCCTGGTGGTCTCACACCTTGCTCGAGATCTACTCGCCTTTTGACAGCTTTTTTGTGCTTGTTTGTTAGTTTCATGGTGTTATATTGTATCTATGACCATTAATAATTACTTTTACTTCTGGCTCTTCTTGCCAAACATGTAACTCTTTAGTTCGTTTTATTTCGTCCTCATGTTTCCATTTAGGTATAAACTCACCGCTTGACAACCTGTTAGCTTGACCAATGTAATAGTTTTTGAGACAAAAGCTTATTAAGTATTCTAATCTTTCTTGCTCATCTAGTATTAATTTACAAGTTCTTGTAGTATATTTTCTGTACATACCATTTTCAAATGGACCATAGTATTGTGGTTCGCTTTCAACTCTTTTGTTTAGTTGCCAACTTGGACAATATCCACCTGCTTTAGTACGTCTCACATAACCACTAGCAAAACTAGCTACATGTATTTCGCCGCCATATTGGTCTTTTACTGGTAACTTAAACTCTCTTGTACCATTTTTCTTTTGCCTTGACGTTGTAACTTCTTGAATATCAAGTAGTTGTAATGCTTCTTTTACATTCATATTTTTATTATATTATCTATTAGTGTTCGTATTTATTTCGTGTTTTAGTCTATTTCATCACAGTTTTCACAATCATAAGCTGAATAAAACTCGTCTATTTCATCTTTTTTAGTCTTTAATTTTTTATATTCTAACAATAAAGAGTCTCTTTTGTGTATATACTCAAGATAATTCTTGTCTAAAGCTTTATCTAGCTCATTTTGCTTGTGAGATTTAGGTAAAATAACACAAGATGACAACGTTACAAGTGATAAAAATACACCTAACATTGTACCATAACCTTTTCGGCGAGTTAACTTAGCTATAGTAGCTGCATCTTTGCTCGACATTATTTGAATCGAGTTGCCAGTTTTGTGATAAGTTATTGGTACGCAGCCATATTGCTCTACAGTAGAACACTGCACACATACTTTATAACCAAGTTTAACTCTGCCTTCAGGTATTATATCGCCACATTTACACAGTTTTTGTGTAAAGAACTCATATTCTTCTTCATTTTTATACATATTATTTAATTTTATTTATATTATCTTTGTACTATCGTATTTATTTTGTAAATCTTGTCCACTGTGATTTTCTGCTAACTATTTCAGAATCACTATGCACCATCCACTCGCAGTTGTTTGTATTGTGACCTACACTCTCTAAAAAATCTTCTATACTTTCAGAGTCAGGATTCCAACCTTCTTGTCTCATTACTTCATATTGATGTACTTTTCCTGTTTCAAAATCTAGTACTGTTATACACTTCATTGTTTTCATTTTAATCTAATCCATCTCTATTTCCAGTTAATATACCTGCTTCTTTATCTAATTTAATACAACTTTGTATTGCTTTGCTTAATGATTCTTTATGTCTTTGATTTTCTTCTGACTTAGACCAGTAATCATAGATAAATTTCCAAGCATCTTCTTTGCTTTGTTCATAAACACCACAGTAGTTGCCATAGTCGTCCCATACTTCAACGTGAAAACTAGTGCCAAAACTAAACTCTTTTGGTGTTATTTTGTAATCTTTCTTCTTCATATCTTATAATTTTATATTATTATCTTACCACTCTCGTATTTGATTTGTGTTAGCTTCTTGTAAGTTGTCATCATACTCTTATGTGAAAAGAATATTTGACTACTATTGCTACACTGAACTATCCAAAGTCCACCTATCTTTCTCATTATTAATTTCATTTCTTATAATTTTTACACATATTAGTAGTAGCGTGAGAATCGAACTCACATTGCAGACCATCACTACTGATACTCATTCGCATTTTTTATAACTCGCTAAACAAGTGGAACTACGAGCACAGTCACTACATGCTAATCAGCACTTCACATGTAGTATTTATCGACTATATTATAGGTACATTTTGAATATTGTACACAGAGTAAACACTATTGCACCTGCTGTGCCTACTCCTACACTATAACAAAACGTCATCATAGTGTAGTGTACGAACTTTTGTTTATTCATTATACTAATTTTTTATCTCTTAGTACTTTTGGAATATTATTCGTTGCAGTATAACTTCCATACTTTTCAAAACATGGTAATTTTGTTAGTGTATCTTTCATGATATTGAATACTTTATCGTGATTATAAGTTACTTGATTACCGTTTTTGAACGTTACTTCAATTGTTTGATTTTTACCGACTAGTGACTTTCTCACTACGAATCTTTTTGATTTTAAATTTGACATAGTTATTAATTTTATTTAGTTAAACATTTATTATTATTATCTGTTAGTGTTAGTATTTGTTTTGTATTATCTATGATTTTTACTAGAATATGTTTTGTGAAATACTAAAGTTTCTTTGAATTTTTTTAAGTTAAAATATGGTGAATTTTCTTGTATATCTTCGAGTGAAATATAACAATAACCTTTTAAGTTAAATTGGTCTAAACTTTTATTATAAAATTTAGGTAATTGGTGTAGTTGATAAGGTAAATAAGTTTTATTATTTAATTTAATTATTTGTAGTTGATTTGTTTTAATTTTGTTCATATCTTTTTTTATTTATATTATCTATTGTTATTAGTATTTGTTTTGTAAAAGTATATATTTTGTTTAGTTATTATTTATAGTGTACAAGTATTCCGCCGCTTTTCTCGTTATGCAATTGTGTGACATTTGCTAATTAAGTAAACATTAGTAACTTGCTATTGTCACTATTATTATCTAACATTTGTAGTATTACATTTGTGAAATGATAGTCACTGCAGTGTAGTAAAACAAATACATGTTTGAAGTTATGTAAACGAAGTTTAAAATGTTTTCAAAGTTTTTCATAATTATTTTTTTTAGTTATTAGAATTTTTTAAATTACTTACAAATATATTATCGAAATGTAGTAGTATTAATTTTGTAAAAATATGTAGGAAATATAAGAATAAACATGGGGGCCCTATAAAAAGTTACGGTTTCCCAGGGGGAGGGGGTGGGGTAGGGAGGGGGGCAACACTCTACTTCTATATTTAATATATCCCGGAGTACGGGTACCTGTGACATTAGGTACCTAATAAATACTTAGTAGTAAGCAAGTGTCACTATTTTTTAAATAACTAAAATCACTATGTAACTATAATGGTGTAATAATTATTAATAATAAAGAATATATCATGCCAGGTAAACACGCATACAAAAAACACTGTTTTAAAATGAAAGATAAAACAGGTTTAATGAAAATAGAAAAAAAGAAAAACGCAAATACATCTAAACCATTTGACAAACACTGTTTTAAAAGAGTAAAAGGAGGTGACGGATCTGATTTGCCATATAAAATGTTTGGAATGGCTAACCCAGACCCAAACGCTAATAAAGGAAAATAAATGGCTTTTAAATTAAAAACAAAAAATCATCTATACGGTAGAAGTTTAGATAAGAACAACAGTGTGTTTAGAAAGCACGAAGCTGGTCACACAGAAACTACTACGTCTGGAGAGTGGAGTGATTGGGTACAAGATCCTAATAATCCAAAAAGATATACTAGAAATCGTACCAACACTACTACATCGACAACTGGAGGTAAAGGAGGTGGTAGCGGTGTAAGCTACGAAGACTCTTATAAAAATGCAGATAAGAGTAAGTACCCAACTTTAGATTCTTGGAAAAAATACGTAGACGATTATAATAAAGGTTCAAGTAGCACTACTTCTAACATTGAGACGCAAGAAAAGTTTGTAACTCCTGAAGTAACAACTATTCCAAAATTAGGCCCGAAGCTACTACCAATAGATCCTCCTGACATGACTCCAATTACGGCAGGTAAGATTAGGTTTCCAAAAAAGCCACGAAAACCTTCTTTAATAGATAGGATTAAAAAAATAGATTTAATAGATGAAGATAAGTTTAGAAACAGAAGAAGAAGAGCGGCTTATAACATTAAAAAAGGTTTTAGAAGACTAAACCCTGCAAGATGGTTTGAGAAAAAAGGACCTTGTTGGTATAATTAAAAAAATAAAAAATGGCATTTAAAAAAAGAACATCAGTAATACACGGATCTAGAGTGCATGGAGAAATTCTAGCTTTAAACTACGATTGTTGTGGTGACAAACCAGAAGATGGTAGAGCAGCTTCATCAGCATTTCAACATAATGGATCTCCTCTTATGAGTAACGCTTTTATGGGAGCTAGAAACGATGCTATTAAAGCTGGTAAAGAAACTTTTACCGTAGACAACAAAACTTACAAAGTAACTGGAGATAAAGGATCAGCCTTTAATAAAGGAGGTTGCGGTAATCCTACGTTAGGAGCTGACAATGTAAATGTTCAATCAGCATCGGCACCTTATAAATATAAAAATGGGTATGCTTTTAAAGCTGTATGCATGGATCCTAACGCCGCAAACTACGGTCAAGAGGTACCTGATGAAGAGATGGGTGGTGGTAACTACACTATGTCTTACGATGGGTAAATTCAAACTAGGAAATAGACCAGTAGCTAGAGATTTTAAAAACAAAGGTGTACAACTTAAAATAACTAGAAAGAACTTACCAGAAGGTACTCATGGTGAAGCTGTAAGTAAAAACGAGATAATTGTAGATAAAGATATAAAGAAAGGTTCTAAGTTCTATAACGAAGTAGTTGCTCACGAGGCTCACCATGCTAAAGAAATGAAAAGCGGTAGAATAGCTTATGGTAAAGACTGGGTTAGATCAGATGGTAAGACTTATCCTAGAAAAGATGGTCATATAAAATACAACGGCCAGTGGTTACCAGAAGGTGATAAAAGCTTTCCATGGGAACAAAGAGCTGAAGCTGCTGAATCTAGACCGTTTGCTAGCACACATAAAGATGAAACAGAAGAAGTTGATTATGATTTAGGACCAAAAGAAGCTAATGTAACAGGTGGAGATGTTGCAAGATCTATATTATTAGGTCCTGTAGGGCTAGGATATAGCATATATAGAAAATTTAAGAAGAGACAAGAAGAAAAAAGAATAAGAGAAGGTTTTGAAGATGCTGCAATAGGCGCTTACGAACCTTTATAAACTAAATATTAACCAATAAATAAAACCAAAATGACGTATTTATACTACAAAACTACAACATGGACTAATAGTCCTAAAATTAATGAAGAAACCGTTAAACAATGGGCACACCTAGCCGATAAAAAGAACTGGCGAATAACCCAATTACCAAACGGATACTACCAAACAGAGGTTTCTCACCCTGAAAACGCTGAAGATTTTACAGATGTTACAAGAAGAGAGACTTTAGAAGGCGCAGAAGCCGCAATAAATGGCAGTATTGAGCACTTCAATAAGAAATTAGAGGCAACGAAAGGCCCAAAAGTAGTAAAAACTTTCGATAAATAGTAATAATTTAATTAAATTCAATAAAATGGAGTACAACTTACCAAGTTTACTCGTCAAAAACCTTAATTTTGGCGAGGAAGCGCAAAATAAAGTAATAGCTGGCGTAGAAAAGCTAGCAAAAGCCGTTAAATCCACATTAGGCGCAGGAGGTAAATGCGTAATATACGAAGATGGACGCGGCAAACCGGTAATCACAAAAGATGGTGTAACCGTTGCGGAAAGCGTAGTCTTATATGATCCGGTTGAAAACATGGGAGCAACCTTAATCAAACAATCTGCACAAAATACAGTTAAAGAAGCTGGTGACGGGACAACAACCGCTACAGTTTTAGCAGAATCACTAATCAAAAACTTTTACAAAAACAAATCAAGCGACAATAGTCTTAGAGAAATAAAAGACGGTATGCAAAGCGCTTATAAAAAAGTAATAGAATACTTAGATTCTAACAAAATAGAAGTAGATTCTAAAATGTTAGACAATGTAGCTACTATATCTTGTAATAACGATATTGATTTAGGTAAAATAATATCAAAAGCTTATAATATAGTAGGTAAAAATGGTGTTGTTTTGATGGAAAACTCTGAAACAAACGATACTTATGTAGATGTTGTTGATGGTGTTCAAATAAAATGCCCATTAACCTCACCACATTTCATAAACAACACAGACAATCAAACTTGTGAATTAGAAAAACCACTAGTTTTAATATGTATGGACGAAATACCTAATGTTAGAAAAATACAAATAGTATTAGAGTATGCTATACAGAACAATAGACCTATGCTTATTGTAGCTCCTGTTGCTCAACAAGTAAAATCTGCTATGTTAATGAATAAAGCTAAAGGTAATATAAAAGTAAATATAATTGATTTACCAGGCTTTGGTCACACTAAAAAAGATACTTGTGAAGATTTAGCTGTATTAACAGGTGCTACTGTAATAAACGAAGAGCTAGGTGATGACATGAACATGATAACACCAGATCATTTAGGAGAAGCAGATTATTGCGTAACAGATACAAGAAGCACAGTTTTAACTATTGATGACGAAAACCATGAAGATTTAAACGAAAGAATAAAACAAGTAGAAAAACTAATTAAAAAAGAGAAAGACGGTTTTATAAAAACTATGTTGGAATCAAGACTGTCTATGCTTTCTGGTAGTGTTGGTATAGTAAAAGTAGGTGCTGACTCTGAAGTAGAGCTAAAAGAAAAAAGAGATAGAGTAGAAGATGCTATACATGCTACAAAAGCAGCTTTACAAGAAGGTATTGTACCAGGTGGAGGTGTAGCGTTATTAAATGCTTCTCAAAGTATAGCTGCAGAAAACAAAGGTGAAGAAATACTACTTGAGTCTATAGCTTTTCCATTTCACACTATACTTGATAACGCTGGTCTAGAACAAACAGCGCCAAGGCCTGAAAAAGGTTTAGGTGTAGATGTTGTTACTGGTGAAAGTGTTGATATGATAAAACACGGTATTATAGATCCAGTGCTTGTAACTAAGTCAGCACTTAAAAACGCTGTAAGTGTTGTTTCAACTATCATATCAGCTGATTGTGTAATTTCAAATATAAGAGTAGATGAAAGCAGTTAATTATTATTTAATTATAAAAAAAGAAAAAGTAAAGCCTAAAAAAATAGGTGGCTTAATACTAACAGAAAAACTAGATCAAGACAATAGGTACTTAAAGGCTAAAGTAATATCTGTTGGTGAAAATATAGATTTTATAAAAGAAAACGATTCTATATACTACGATAAACATGCTGGTCATGGTATTACTTTAAATGAAGAGCTTTACCATGTAATTACAGTAAAAGACGTTGTTATAGTAGAGTGAGACTTACGGCTCAAGATATAAGAGACTTAAGTTTGTTTAAATATTATAGGCTTGTTAGAAAGTGGGCTTGTAAAACAAACGACTTAACAGATGCTGAACTAGAGCTGTTAGTTTACCTAGATTGTAAAGGTAGGTTCACTAGACAAGAGTTTATAGATGGAACTTACATTATGAGTTGGAATAAAGGTAGGTGGGATAAACTTAGAAAACAAGGTTGGATAGAAACGTGGAGGCATAGAAATAGAACTAGTATTAAGTATTCTATATTTAAAACTTCTTTTAAATGCTCTCAACTAATAAGCAGGATATATAGGATACTTCTAGGTGAAGAAGACTTACCAACGTCAGAAAGAAGTATATTTTTTAATAACCGATCGTATACTGATAAAGTTTATAATAAAGCTATAGATGATATGATCAAAGACAAAGACAGATAATATGGCATTTAAAATGAAAAGGCCGGTTTTTAAAGATAAACACACAGGCGCTGGCGAAAGTGCTTCTGAAAAAATAACTTTAAAAGCTGTAAGTAAATTGAAACACCCACTATACGGAAAGCTTCCTAGTTGGGCTAAAAAAACGTTTGATGGTTTAAGCGAAGATGATAAAATATTTCAAATCAAAAACAACAAATCAGAGTCTCAAATATTAAACGCTTTAGGTGATATTAGTGGTAGAACTCCAAAGATGTTCGATGAAAAAGATTAAATTATGGCATTCAAACAAAAAGAACCAGTATTTAAATTTGACTTAACTAAAAAGAAAGTTGGGCCTGTAGCTGAAAAGATAGAACTAAAAGAAGAAACGTATAAAGTTCCAACTAATTATGATGATGAAGGGTTTGATACTAGAAAAATAGACCCTGGCTTTGAAGATCCATTAAAAATACAAAAGCTTCAAAGAGAAGGATTAACACCTGGATCTCAAAAATTTATGAAACGAAAAAAATAAATATGTTAAATAAACTATTTTCAAGCGGAGCTACTGAACTAGTTAAAAGTGTTGGTGGGGTTATAGATAACTTACACACTTCAAAAGAAGAAAAGCTTGAAGCAGAAAAACAAATAAAAGAAATGATAATGGGTTACGAAGCTGAAATGCAAAAGCAAGTAACTGAAAGATGGAAAGTCGATATGGCTTCTGATTCTTGGTTATCAAAAAACATAAGACCACTAGTTTTAATATTCTTATGTGTATCAACAGTGTTATTAATATTTATAGACGCTGGTGTTATATCATTTGAAGTTAAAGCATCATGGGTGGACTTATTACAATTAGTACTAATAACTGTTATTGGTGCGTACTTTGGTGGTAGATCACTAGAGAAAGTGAAAAAATAAATTAACTTAAATTAAATAAAATGGCAAAAAGAAAAACTCCTAAGGTTAAAAACCTTAAGGCTGAAAAAATTTCAGACAAACAATTACAACAAATGCAAACTCTTGTTTCACAAATAAACAAGGTACAGTTTGATATAGGTCAATTAGAAGCTAGAAAACATGAGCTTGTTCACATGCACCTAGGTATTACAGAAAGCATAAGAAAGCTACAAGAAGAGCTTAAAAAAGAATACGGAACTACAGATGTAGATATTCAAAGCGGAAAAATTAAATACAATGAATCACATAATTAGAAAGATTACTATAGGTAAAGATTATAAAAACGATGCTATGCATTATGCCGTTGGTCAAGATGTTTACGGTGGGCATACTATTTGCGATATACTAGAAGAAAAAGATAAGTACTCTGTTTATATTAGAAAAAACAATGTTGTTATACCTTGGAAAGACTTTAATAAAAACATGGCTATATCTGTTGAATATAACTTGGAGTATTAATGAAGCCAGTTTTTGATTTTATTGTAGAGCCTGTAGGTGAAAGGTACAATAATGAGGTTGAGGTTGGTAATAAAAAACTTGTGTTAAATAGCGAAATATTTAATCATGAGTTTATAAATAGGATTGGTAAAGTTATATCTGTACCTATAGCTTTTGAAACAGAAATAAAAGTAGGTGATATTATTATTGTACATCACAATGTTTTTCGCAGGTGGCATAACGTTAAAGGTATAGAAAAAAATAGTAGATGTTTTTTATCTGAAAACAGGTATTTAGTTTCTTTAGATCAAATATTTGCTTATAAAAGAAAAGAGTGGAAAGCATTAAAAGGTTTTTGTTTTGTAAAACCTATAAAAGATAAAAACAAGTACACTTTAGACAAAGAAGTAAAACTTAAAGGAGTAGTTGCTTTTGATTCTGATAATTTTAAAAAAGGTGATGTAGTTGGTTTTGAGCCTGGAAGTGAATACGAGTTTATCGTAGACAATAACAAGATGTATAGAGTTATGAAAAATTTTATTACAATTAAATATGGACATAAAGGAAACGAAGAAACTTATAATCCAAGCTGGGCATAAAGCTGTAGAAGAATTAATCAACGTTGCTAAAGAAAAGATTATTACTAATACAGATGATGATGTTTCTGCTGATAGGTTAAAAAACGCAGCTGCTACAAAAAAGCTAGCTATATTTGATGCTTTTGAAATACTTAATCGTATACAAGAGGAAGAAAACATATTAGAAGGTAAAACAAAAGAAGAGAAAAAGACTAAAGCTTTTAAAGGTTTTGCAGAAGGTAGATCGAAATGAGTTACAAACAGAGTTTATATAAAATAATTGAACCGGTTAAAAGAAACACTATTAACCGACTTAACAAATCTAAAAAATGGAAATATGGATACAATAAAGAAAACGATATCGTGGTTATATCAAAAACTGGTAGGATTGGTAAGATACTTGAAATACAAGGGTTGCGAATTGCTTTGCCGTTGGAACCAGTGCACGTGCACGCCAATGAAAAAAGCAAATGGCAAAAAATAGAATATCCTAAAGAATTAAGTAAACTAAAGAATATATTTGATTGGCGTAGTTATCCTGAAGAATCAAAAGAGCAGTGGTACGATTATATAGACGAAGAGTTCAAACGTAGAGACGAAGGCTTTTGGTTTATGAACAATAAAAAGCCAACATATATAACTGGCGCTCATTATATGTATTTACAATGGAGTAAAATAGATGTAGGTGCTCCAGATTTTAGAGAAGCTAATAGACTGTTCTTTATATTTTGGGAAGCTTGTAAAGCTGATAAACGCTGTTACGGTATGTGTTATTTAAAAAACAGACGTAGCGGTTTTTCTTTTATGAGTAGTGCTGAAACAGTTAATTTGGCTACTATATCAAGTGATGCTAGATATGGTATACTATCGAAAAGTGGTGCTGACGCAAAGAAAATGTTTACGGATAAAGTTGTACCTATTAGTATTAACTATCCTTTTTTCTTTAAACCTATACAAGACGGTATGGATAGACCTAAGTCAGAACTAGCGTATAGAGTACCAGCTAGTAAGTTTACTAGAAAAAAGATAACGGCTAACGAAAAAGTTGAAGAGATAGAAGGTTTAGACACTACTATAGATTGGAAAAATACAGGTGATAATAGTTATGATGGTGAAAAACTTAATCTATTAGTGCACGATGAAAGTGGTAAATGGGAAAGGCCTGACAATATATTAAATAACTGGCGTGTAACAAAGACATGTTTAAGGCTAGGTAGTAGAATAGTTGGTAAGTGTATGATGGGTAGTACTTCAAACGCTTTGGATAAAGGAGGTAACAATTTTAAAAAGATATATAATGATTCAGATGTTACAAAGCGAAATCGTAATGGACAGACAAAGTCTGGCCTTTATTCTCTCTTTATCCCAATGGAGTGGAACTACGAAGGATTTATTGACGAATACGGAAGTCCAGTCTTTAATAATCCAAGTGATGATGTCTACGGACCAGATGGAGAATTAATAGATATAGGTGTTATTGATAGTTGGGAGAATGAAGCTGATGGATTAAAAGATGATCAAGATGCGTTAAACGAATTTTACAGACAGTTTCCAAGAACTGTAGAGCACGCGTTTAGAGATGAAACAAAGAATAGTTTATTTAATCTTATAAAAATATACGAGCAAATAGACTATAACGAAGGAAGTAGATATAACTCACCTGTTAACACGGGTAATTTTAGTTGGGTAAATGGAATAAAAGATACACAAGTTATTTTTAATCCTGATCCAAGTGGTAGATTTAAAATAAGCTGGGTGCCGCCAGTTCATCTTCAAAACAAGATGTTTGTAAAAAACGGTATAAAATATCCTGGTAACGAGCACATAGGTGCTTTTGGTTGTGATAGTTATGACATATCAGGAACAGTAGATGGTAGAGGTTCTAATGGGTCTTTACACGGTTTAACAAAATACTCTATGGAAGACGCGCCACCAAGCTCGTTTTTTTTAGAATACATATCAAGACCACAAACCGCGGAAATATTTTTTGAAGACGTGTTAATGGCATGTGTGTTTTACGGTATGCCTATACTTGCAGAGAATAACAAACCAAGATTATTATATCATTTTAGAAGAAGAGGCTATAGAGGTTTTAGTATGAACAGGCCAGATAAGATTTGGAATAAATTATCTGCAACAGAAAAAGAAATAGGTGGTATACCTAACTCTAGCGAAGATATAAAACAAGCTCATGCGGCTGCTATAGAAATGTATATAAATAATTTTGTAGGTCATTTAGGTGATGGTAATTATGGTACGATGTATTTTAATGACACATTAAATGATTGGAGCAAATTTGATATAAATAAAAGAACTAAACACGATGCTTCTATAAGTAGTGGTTTAGCAGTTATGGCTTGTAATAGACATTTATACGCGCCTAACGTAAAAGTAGAAAGAACACCAGTAAACCTTAACATAGCAAGATATAACAATAAAGGATATATGTCCAAAATAATAAATAATAAAATATGACTGAGTCAGTACATATAAATTTTCCTTCACAAACTGTAAGTGATATGGAAAAAATGAGTCCTGAATATGGGCTTAAAGTTGCTAGAGCTATAGAAGCTGAGTGGTTTAGCGGTAATAACGCTGGTAAATATTTAGATACTCAAAGTAATTTTCATAGGCTTAGGCTTTATGCTAGGGGCGAGCAATCAATACAAAAATATAAAGATGAGTTATCTATTAACGGTGACTTAAGCTACTTAAACTTAGACTGGAAGCCAGTTCCTATTATACCTAAGTTTGTAGATATAGTTGTTAATGGTATGGACAATAGAATGTTTCATATAAAAGCATATTCACAGGATCAGTACGGCGTAGATAAAAGAACTAAGTATATGGAGTCTTTGCAAAGAGATATGCAAAACAAAGCTTTTAACAACCAAGCTCAACAAATGTTTAATATAAACTTAAACGAAAACGCTCCTCAAGATATACCTGAATCAAAAGAAGAGTTAGAATTACACATGCAATTAAACTATAAGCAGGCTGTTGAAATAGCTGAAGAGCAAGCTTTAGATACTTTATTAAAAGGGTGTAATTATGATAATATAAAAAGAAGAGTTTTATATGATCTAACTGTTTTAGGTATAGGTTGTGTTAAAACTAACTTTAATTATAGCGAAGGTGCCACTGTAGAATATGTAGATCCAGCAAACGTTGTTTACTCATATTGTGAATCACCTTACTTTGAAGATATATATTATATAGGTGAAGTGAAAACAATACCTATAAATGAATTAGCTAGACAGTTTCCAGATCTTACAGAGTCAGATTTAAAAGATATACAAAGTTCTGCTAAAAGGCCTAGTGGTAGATATACTTATAAAGAGGTTAATGATAGAAATAAAATACAAGTGTTGTACTTTAATTACAAAACATATAAAAATGATGTTTATAAATTAAAAACCACAGCTGTTGGTTTAGAAAAGTTAATACCAAAAGACGATGGGTTTAATCCTCCTCCTGGTATGGCTATGGATTATTCTAGGTTAATAAGAAAAGTAGAGTGTGTTTATGAAGGCGCTATAGTTTTAGGAACAGATAAGCTACTACAGTGGAATATGGCTGAAAACATGATGAGAGATAAAAGTGATTTTAACAAAGTTAAAATGAATTATGCTATATGCGCTCCACGTATGTACAACGGTAAAATAGAAAGCTTAGTTAGTCGTATAACTAGTTTTGCTGATATGATACAGCTTACACATTTAAAGTTACAACAAGTAATGTCACGTATGGTTCCTGATGGTGTTTATTTAGATGCTGATGGTTTAGCTGAAATAGATTTAGGTAATGGTACAAACTACAATCCACAAGAAGCTTTAAATATGTTCTTTCAAACGGGTAGTGTTATTGGTAGATCTTTAAACGCTGATGGTGATCCAAACCCTGGTAAAGTGCCTATTACACAGATATCAAATGGTCAAGGAGCTGGTAACAAAATGACAGCTCTTATAGGTAATTATAATTATTACTTACAAATGATAAGAGATGTAACAGGTTTAAATGAAGCTAGAGATGCTAGCGTACCAGCTGAAAGATCTTTAGTTGGTGTACAAAAACTAGCCGCAGCAAATTCAAACGTAGCTACTAGACACATATTAGACGCTTCAATGTTTTTAACAGTTGAAACAGCTGAAAGATTATCTCTTAGAATATCTGATATATTAGAATATTCAGAAACTAAAAATGCTTTTGTTCAAACTCTAGGTGCTCATAACGTAGCGACTTTAGAAGAAATGTCTGAGTTATATCTTTATGACTTTGGTATATTTTTAGAGTTAGAACCAGATGACGAGCAAAAACAAATGCTAGAAAACAATATACAAACAGCTTTATCGCAGAAGTTAATAGAACTTGACGATGCTATTGATATTAGAGAAATAAGAAACATTAAACTAGCAAACCAGGTTTTAAAAATAAAAAGAAAAAAGAAACAACAAGTTGATCAACAGATGCAAATGCGAATGCAACAATCGCAAGCTCAAGCTCAAGCACAGGCTCAACAAGCTATTGCTCAAGCTGAAATGCAGAAAAACGAGCAAAAGTCAAATTTAGATCTTAGTCTAGAACAACAGAGAGCTTCTGCTAGGTTAGTACACTTACAAAGAGAAGTTGAGCTTAAAAAAGAACTTATGCAGTTTGAGTTTGATTTAAATCAACAACTGAGACAAGGTGAGCGACAAGATAAAATGCAAGTAGACACAATGAAAGAAGATCGTAAAGATCAAAGAGAAGCTAAAAAATTCGAGTCTTCGGGTAATGATATACTCGGAGGTGGAATAGGATTAGATAAATTTAATCCACAAATTGGTAACTAATTATTATATTATATTATGGAAGAAACAAAAAAAGAAGTAGTTGAAGAAACTACACAAAAAGAACAACCTAAAGTAGATAACAAGGTTGAAAAAATAAAAATTAAAAAACCTAAAAAGTTTTCAAATTTAAACAAAGATGTTAAAATTGATTTAACAAAACCTGTTGAAGATAAAACAGAAGAACCTGTTAAGGTTGATTTAACAGAAAACAAAGAAAAGGTTGAGGCTGTTGAAGAAATAAAAGAAGAACAGCCTAAAGAAGAGGTTAAAGAAGAAACACCTGTAGTTGAAGAAATAACAGAAGAAGAAGTTGATAAAAAGGTAGAAGATTTAGTTGAAGAAACTAAGGAAGCTATAACTGAAGCTCAACAAACAGGCAAGCCACTTCCAGAAAACATACAGAAGCTTGTAGATTTTATGGAAGAAACAGGTGGTGATTTAAATGATTACGTGGCTTTAAATAGAGACATTAGCAAGTTAGATGATCAAGACGCTTTGTTAGAGTATTATAGAAAAACAAAACCGCATTTAACTTTAGAAGAAATAAATTTTCTTATGGACGATCAGTTTTCTTACGATGAAGAAAGCATGGACGACAAAGAAATAAAACGAAAAAAACTAGCGTTAAAAGAGCAAGTTGCTGACGCTAGAAAGCACTTAGACGGCTTAAAGTCTAAATATTATGAGGAAGTCAAAGCAAGAGACAAAAGGTTAACGCCAGAGCAACAAAAAGCTGTAGACTTTTTCAACAGGTATAACAAGGAGCAAGAAATTATTGGTAACAACCATAAAGTTTTTGTAAATAAAACAAACCAAGTTTTCAACAAAGATTTCAAAGGTTTTGAATACAACGTTGGAGATAAGAGGTTTAGGTTAAACATCAATGATGTTGCTCAGGTAAAAGAGACTCAAAGTAACGCGGATAATTTGTTTAAAAAGTTTTTAAATGAAGATAATGTTATAGGTGATGCTCAAGGTTACCACAAAAGCATTTACACTGCGATGAATCCAGATGTAGTTGCAAGACACTTTTATGAACAAGGCAAAGCTGATGCTATGAAAGAAAGAGTAGCAAAAGATAAAAATGTTCAACTCAACCCTAGACAAGCTCAAGGCGAGGTTAATGTCGGTGGTATGAAGTTTAAAGTGTTAGGTAATGATTCTAATTCGTTAAAGTTGAAAATGCGAAAAGGAAAATAATTAATATTAACATTTAAAAATTGACAAGAATGGCAACAGACTTTACGGCCGGTGGGTCGTTAAACAGCGTGCCAACAGCAAACAAGCAAACGTTAACATCAAACTATATTGATTTTACGTCTACTACTACTGCTGGTTGGGCACAACAATATCTTCCAGATTTAATGGAAGCGGAAGCTGAAGTGTTCGGTAATAGAACAATTGGAGGTTTCTTAGAGATGGTCGGCGCAGAAGAGCCGATGTCTGCTGATCAAGTAATTTGGTCAGAGCAAGGTAGATTACATTTAGCTTACAAAGGTAACGCTAGAGACGCTACTTCAAACGCTTATGAAATTACTATAACTAAAGACGTTGATGGTAATGCAATGGGTGGTAAAACTACAGGTATTAGAGTTGGTGATTTAGTAGTTATGTCAGAAGCAGGTTCTAAAAACAAAGTTGTAAAAGGCTATGTTTTCTTAATCGCTGATGAAACTATTTCTACTGTAGTTTATCAGAAAATTACTGTTAAAACTTTTGACGGTCTTAATAATCACTTTACTGACACGGATACAGAAAGCGCTACAGCTGACAATATATCTTTGTTTGTATATGGTTCTGAGTATGGTAAAGGTACTTCAGGTAGAACTAAAGCTATTCAGCCTGAGTTTAAATCTTTCACTAACAAACCAGTTATTATGAAAGATATGTATGAGGTTTCAGGATCTGATGCATCTCAAATTGGTTGGATCGAAGTTTCTGGTGAAGACGGACAATCAGGTTACATGTGGTATTTAAAAGCAGCTGGTGATACTAGAATGAGATTTGCAGATTACTGCGAAATGACTTTAATAGAGCACGAGCGTGTAGATATTGATAACAACGCAGCTGATGGTCTTGACCCGTTAACAGGACATGCAGCAGGATCTGCTTCAGGTTCTCAAAACACTGCGGCAGGTACTATATCTGGTACTGAAGGTTTATTTGCAGCTGTAACTTCTAGAGGTAACGTATTTGATGGTTTACTAGCGAATACTGCTACTAATTTTTCAGGTGCAAATGTTTTAGCTGACTTTGATAAAATTTTAGCTGAGTTTGATAAGCAAGGTGCTATTGAAGAATACATGATTTTTGGTAACAGAGACTTAATGCTTAGCGTTGATGACATGTTAGCTAGTATGAATTCTTACGGTAGTGGTGGTACTTCTTACGGAGTATTTGACAACGACGAAGATATGGCTCTTAATTTAGGTTTCTCTGGTTTCAGAAGAGGTTCTTACGACTTCTATAAGTCTGACTGGAAATACTTAAATGATTTAGCTACTAGAGGAGGTGTTGTTGGTACTGAGCAAGTAAGAGGTATATTTGTACCAGCAGGTGTAACATCTGTTTATGACCAAACTTTAGGTAAAAATCTAAAGCGTCCTTTCTTACACTGCAGATACAGAGCTTCTCAAATGGAAGACAGACGATTCAAAACTTGGACTACTGGTTCAGTTGGAGCGGCTACTTCTGATTTAGATGCTATGCACATGCATTTCTTAACTGAAAGATGTTTAGTTACTCAAGGTGCTAACAACTTTATGTTAATACAAGGAACTGGTAGCTACGATAGCTAATAGCAATTATTAAAAAGGGGAGTTAATCCTCCCCTTTTTTTTTAACTTTTTAATTATATAATATTATGGCAAAAAAACAAAAAACTGAAAAGGTGGAGGCACCTGTTGTTGAAGCGCCAGTCGTTACAACAGCAAAACCTAAAAAACCTATATGGGAAGTAAAAGACAGAACTTATGTTTTAAAAGACATGAGTCCTTTAGCGTATCACTTAAGATCTTCTGGTTTATATTATTTTGATGAAGAAGCTGGGTACGAAAGGGAAGTTTGTTATTCAAGAAACCAAAGAACGTGCTTTGTAGACGAAATGAAAGGTGATATTAGAAGAGGTCATGTTTGGTTTAGGAATGGAATGTTATATGTTCCTAAAAACGAAGTTATGCTTCAAAAGTTTTTGTCTTTATATCACCCAGGTAGAAATAGAGTTTATGCAGAGGTTAAACCTGAGGAAAGAGCTGCTAATCAAATTGATTATATAGAGGCAGAAATAGAAGCTTTAAACTTAGCAAAAAGCTTAAACGTTCAAGAGGCAGAAGCTATATTACGTGTAGAAATAGGTTCTAGAGTGTCAGAGATGAGTTCTAGTGAATTAAAAAGAGATTTATTACTATTTGCTAGACAATCACCTTTAACGTTCTTAGATATAGCAGAAGACGATAACGTTCATATTAGAAACATTGGTGTAAAAGCTGTTGAGTCTGATATTTTAAAACTTTCACCAGATCAAAGAACATTTACTTGGGCTTCTACTGGTAGAAAAATAATGACAGTACCATTTGATGAGCACCCATATAATGCATTAGCTCATTGGTTTAAAACTGATGAAGGAATGGAGGTGTTTAAAAATGTAGAAAAGCGATTAAACTCGTAATTATCCTATAGTGAGTAGCCACTCTTATAGGGTGGTTACTTAACTATAAAAAATATAAAATGGCAGTAAATATAGACACAGTATATCAAAGAGTATTAGCACTAGCTAACAAAGAGCAAAGAGGTTATATAACACCTCAAGAGTTTAATTTACTGGCTAATCAAGCTCAAATGACTATATTCGAGCAATACTTTTACGATAAAAATCAAAGAGACAGAAACGAGCCAGATCCAGATCACCATACTGACGAAGGAAATATAAGTAAATTAATAGATCAAAAATTAAAACCTTTTAGCTCTTTTCAAACTGTAACATCAGGAACAACATTTCCAACTACAATAACTGTTAGTGGCCAAGCTTTAGAAATTTTTCATTATGGTAATATAGTTGTAGCTAATAGATATTTGTGTAAGTATATGGAAAGAGTAGATTTAGAAAATATAAAACTATCACCTAGACATCAAACTTACAATCAATCTTTTGATCCTATATGGACAGATGCTTACGGTGGTGGTGATATAGAAGTTTACAATAATAAGCTTAATCAAGTTACAAGTGGAGTTACAGTAGAGTGTTTTAGAATACCTAAAACGGTTAATTGGGGTTACGTTGTTGTAAGAGGTATACCTTTATACAATAGTAACGTAGCTGTAAACTTTGAATTACATAGAAGTGAAGAAGATACTTTAGTAAATAAAATATTAGAAATGGCAGGTATAGTTATAAACAAACCTGGCTTAGCTAATTTAGCTCAAGTAAAAGATCAAACTGAAAAAACATTACAAAAAATATAGATAAATGGCGTTTACATTTCAAACAAATAATACATACTATAGAGAAATTGGTACCCATGGTGGTTACAGATACATTACACTGCAAGATGCTATAGATGGTTTTAATGCTGCTTATGTTGGTCATGGAAAGATATGTCAAGATATAGATGCTAGAGATGTTCAGTTCCACGCTATAAGAGCTTTACAAGAATTATCTTATGATACTATAAGAAGTAAAAGAGATTGGGAAGTTGTTATACCAGCCTCTTTAATGCTTGTAATGCCTCATGATTATATAAATTACCAAAAACTTTCTTGGTCAGACGAAGGCGGTATAAAGCATATTATATACCCAACTAGATTTACAGGTAATCCAAAACAAGATCAAAACACTATACAAAGTTGGGGAGGTTACGATGCTAATTATTCAGTAGACGAAACTTCTACTACTAGAGAAAATTTCAAAGCAAGAGAAGTTGATCCAAACACTGGAAGTCATAATACAGATAAAGATGTTTATGATGCTTTGTTAGGAAGCAGATATGGTTTAACACCTGAACACGCTCAAACAAATGGTAGTTTTTATATTGATGAACAAGCAGGTAAATTTCACTTTAGCTCTAACATGGCTGGTAAAACAGTTATATTGGAATACATAAGTGATGGTATAGCAACAAATCTTGTTGATGATGAAATGAGTACTACTACAAGTTTTATTCCAAAGTTAGTAGAAGAAGCGCTTTATAAATGGATATTATACGGTGTGTTATTAGCTAAAGCAAACACGCCGGCTGGTTTGTTAGCTCAAATAAAAAAAGAAAGATTTGCTGAAACTAGAAAAGCAAAGATAAGATTATCAAATCTTAAATCAGAAGAAATAGCACAAATATTAAGAAATAGTAGTAAGATTATAAAACACTAGAATATGCCGGAGATAAAAAGAAATTTTGCGGGTGGTAAAATGAACAAAGACCTCGATGAAAGACTTTTTGCTTCAACGGCTAAAGGTCAATATCGAGACGCTTTAAATATACAAGTTTCTACTACAGATACAGATGATATAGGTACAGCTCAAAACATAAAAGGTAATACTAAAATAGATACTATGTTTGACTTTACAACTATAGATATACGAGGTACTGCCTCTATAGTTGGTAAAGTAGCAGCTCCAGATGAAGATAAAATATACTATTTTGTTTCAGATGGTGATTTTGCTCAAAATAATTTAAGTGTACCCACAACTAGAAAAAATTACATAATAGAATTTGATACTGTTTTACAAGTATTAAAATATGTCTTTGTAGATATATTTGAAGTAAGAAAACAAGTAGTTACTAATGAGGCTGGTAGCTTCATAACAGTACCTGCAGAACCAACTGGTGGTGCTACTGGAAACAAAACTGGTATTAGAATAGGCATGAAGGTAAGTGGTACTTTTACTAATAACACCGGGGGTAGTATATCACACCCTATAACAAGTGCTACTGTAACAAATGGAAATACTTATCAAGTTTTCAAATCACATAATATTTTTGTTACAGATATTCAATGGGATAGCTCTAATAGTAGGTGGAAAATTTTTACATCTATAGCTTTAACCACTGGCGCTACTGACATTGCGAAATTTAGCGCACCTAGTGCTTTAGAGTTTGATAAAGAAACTTTAATAACAGGTGTAAACGTTTTAGATGGTAATATATACTGGACAGATGACAAGTCTGAACCTAAAAAAATAAATATAGAAAGAAGTATAAAAGGTACTGGTGGTTCTGTTTATTTGCAAGGAGCTACAACACCTTTAACTGGTTTTAACAATACAAACACTACTTTAACAAGTGGTGTTTTTAATGGTGATTCAAATTATTTCCACACTAGATTAGTTAAAGATGTGAACAACGACGGTACATTGAGAGTTGTTACTACCTCTGATAAGAAAAAAGCTGTATATGCAGATAGACAATATATAACTGTAATTAAAAAAGGACCAACACAACCTTTGCATATAGAAATGTACAGGTCGTCTGAACCTAGAATAAACTCTACTGGAGCAGAAAATCCTATATCAACAACACACACAAATGGAACACCAAGTGTTTTTAAAAATACTAACGTTTCTCCAGACTTAGTACCTTTAGAAGCTGGGGCTACGGTAAGTATAAGCTTTGACACGCCTGTTGATTACAGGGTTGGAGATGAAATATATTTTATACCTCAAGATGAAGATGAAGATAACTCTTCAGCTTATAGTAACGTAATAGATCCTCAAGATGCTGTTATTAGAGCTAAGGTTATATCTTCTAATGTTGCTGGTGCTAACTCTTTAGCTTCTAGTGGTTTTGAAATAACTTTATTATCTATATCTGAAGAAAAAGCAAACTTAACACCAGGTGCAATTTATAATGTTAGAAGAAAGGTTGGTGAAGCTTTGTTTGAATATAGTTTTCCTAGATTTTCTTATAGATACAAGTATCAAGATGGAGAGTATTCTACTTTTGCTCCTTTTTCTGAAACAGCTTTTTTACCAGATTACTACGAGTATTTTCCAAAAAAAGGTTTTAATCTTGGTATGAGAAATCAATTAAGATGTTTGAAATTAAGAAATTATTTTTTTCCAGAAGATATAATGCCACAAGATGTTGTTGAAATAGATTTACTATATAAAGAAACAAACAACCCTACTGTATATACTATAAAAACTTTAAAACCTACAGATGGTGATCCTATATGGCCTAACTTAAAAGCTAATCCACATACACGTACTGATAATGACAAACCTAATAGGGGTGTTTATAATGTTACTACAGATTTAGTTCACGCGGTAGTACCTTCTAACCAGTTGTTAAGACCTTATGACAATGTTCCTAGAAAAGCAAAAGCGCAAGAAGTTTCTGCTAATAGAGTTGTATATGGTAATTATCTTCACAACTATACTGTTGAGAAAGATCCTGTTATAGTTATAAGTACACACTCTAGAGGAGATGAGCATTTTCCTGATGAAGACTACGCTCGTCCTTCTGTAAAATCTATGAGGAACTACCAATTAGGTGTAGTTTTTAGTGATGAGTATGGGAGAGAAACACCGGTGTTAACTTCTAAAGAAGCTATGATTAATTTAGATCAAAGCTTTTGTAATAAAAGAAACAGAATAATAGCTAGGCTTTGGGATGGTACACAAGTGCCATCTTGGGCAAAGTATTTTTCTTTTTATATAAAAGAAACTTCTTCAGAATATTATAGCTTAGCTATGGACAGATGGTATAATGCTGCTGATGGTAATATATGGTTAAGCTTTCCTTCTTCTGAAAGAAATAAACTAGACGAAGAAACATTTTTAGTATTAAAAAAAGCTCATGGTAATGACAATCCTGTTACACAAAAAGCTAGATACAAAATATTAGCTATAGAAAATGAAGCTCCTGATTTTATAAAAACAACTAAGAAAAACTTAGGAACTTTTTTTAACTCTGGAAGTAATAATATAGGTAATAGTACTAGAGGTTATCCTTTGCAAGACACTACTTTTATAACTGTTGCAAGGCAACCTTTTGACGCTGTGTATGGTACAGATGCGCATATAGATTTTGCTAGCGTAAATAAAATGGGTATTATATTTTCTGGACAAAACAGTATCTCTAAAGAATATGAAGTGTCTAAAGTTAGTAAAATATCTAATAATGATTACAAAATAAAGCTTGTAGGTAAAATAGAAGATGATGTAGCTTTTGCTTCTAGCGATGACACATGGGCTGGTAGAATAGGAGATTTACAATTTGACTTAATAGAATATGAGGTAGAAAGTAAACCTGAGTTTGATGGTAGATTTTTTGTAAAAGTATATAGAGATCAAATACTAGAAGATAATGTTTTAAACAGTAGTGAAAACGCTTTAGAGTATGTTGTGGCGGCTTCTTGGCAATTAAGATATTTAAACAACCACGCTTACACAAGCAGCTCATATACTAATGGTGGTAATTGGACAAGCCAAACATCTACAAACACTCAAAACAAATCTTTAAAAGGTCCTATAGTTCGTAAAACAAAAGAAAAAACTGGTACTTCTCAAGAAGATAGATACTTTCACCCTACAGAGTACAACCACCATAGTAGCGCTACCTTTCCTAACGCTAATGGTGCTTCAGCTACTGTTACTTCTAATACTTATAGATGGGGTGGCGCAACTAGCGATAGCAGTTCGGCTTTAAAAAATGCACAAGTTCCTACTGTAAATAACGGACTAAGAGCTTTTGATATGAGACATGGCCATAACCATGCTATGAATGATGACACGTGGACTATGTCTGCTGGTGGTAGTGGTTTTACGCCTGCTGCTAGAGAGTTTTGGCAATACGCTTCTGGTCTTCAAGACTTTTTTATTGATGCTTCTACAGCTTACTCTTGGACAAGCATGGAAGAAAATTTTAACAGCGTGCTTGGAGGTGGAAGAGATAGACCTGGTAATGAATATGCTAGTGACACTTGGAGTGCTGGTGAAGTGGCGTGTGGAAAAGCTGGTCCTTATGGAAGCACTACTACAGGTGTAAAAGGTTCTCCATCTGGTAAATGTGGTAATACAAAGTATGAAAAAGGACAACCTAGTAGAGGTATATGGTTTGGCCCAAATGATGAGTGTTATATGGATTTATCTTGGACAGGTATGGGTAAACCTGGTCAAGAAGATGGTTGGGGTAGTAAACCTTATCCAGAAAAATTAGACGAAACTAGTGCTACTATATACAAGTCTGCTCAAAACTTTATAGAGACATTATGTACACCAGGTACTAAGTTTAGATTTAGAAAAGATCCAGACGAGACAATTTACACTGCAGAAAGGTTTGATCACCCAGATTGTGGTTGGAACTCTAATAAGTGGAGATCTAGTGGAGCTAACGAAGTAGTAGGTGTTTGGGGTATAAGAAATTATAAAACTAGAGATCCTTGGCAGATTAGAGAACAACATGAAAGTTGGAACAAAAGACAAAGATGGACTCTTAAAGTAACACCTAGAATAGGTGACAACGGTTCTCAAAATGAATACAACCCTGTAACAGGAACTATATTTGGAGCGCCATCACCTGTAAGGGCTTTACACCACGACACAACAGACGCAGACGTTATAGAAATACTAAGACCTTATGTTGATTTAGATGGTGAAGGTGCTGGTAACTATACTGAAAACCCAGCTATATGGGAGACAGAGCCTAAGGAAAGTGTTGATGTTGATATATATTATCAAGTAGGTGGTTTAAACCCTGTAGAATTAACTAAAAGCACAAATGAAGAGTTTTTACCTTTAGGTAGTACTTTTCAAACTCAAAGCGCTAGTGGAACAGTAACAACACATACTATAACAGAGTGGACAGCGGCAGACACGTTTACATTTACTCCCGCTATACCTAACAATGCTGCTAACACAATAGCTGATGGCGAAGATGTTTATTTTGAAAAAAGAAATCATTATAATTTAGGCTGTAATGCTAATGGTGCTGTTGGTCAAGGGGCTACAAGTATGAAGTTGCATGGTTTAAATAAGTACGCGACTAATCCTTTATGGAAAGAGTATCATGTTCTTGATTGGAATAATTGCTGGAGTTTTTTAAACGGAGCAGAGTCAGATAGAGCAAGAGATGATTTTAACCAAAAACAAATGGACAATGGTGTTAAAGCATCTACTGTTTTAGCAGAGCCTATAAGAGAAGAGAGAAGAGAGCATGGCTTTATATGGTCTGGTATATACAACTCTAACTCTGGCGTTAACAATACTAATCAGTTTATAATGGCTGAATCAATAACTAAAGATTTAAACCCTGAATATGGTAGTATACAAAAATTACATCAAAGAAACACAGATCTAATAACACTATGTGAAGATAAGGTTTTAAAAGTATTATCTAATAAAGACGCTTTATTTAACGCTGATGGTAATTCAAATGTTACAGCTACAGCTAAAGTTTTAGGTGCAGCTCAACCTTACAAAGGTAACTATGGTATATCTAAAAACCCTGAGTCTTTTGTCGCTACGCCTTATCAATTGTATTTTGGTGATGCCATGAGAGGTCAAATATGTGCACTATCTGGAGAAGGTGTAAGAACTATATCTACTCTAGGTATGAAAAACTATTTTAGTGATATATTAAAAGAAAATGTTCACCAACTCTTAGGTACTTATGATCAAAAGAAAAAAGAATACAACGTAACTATTAAAAAGAAACTTAAAAAATATCAAGAGTCACCAGAGTTAATTACTGTTAGTTATAACGAAAGATCTAAAGGTTGGGTTAGTTTTAAATCATTTACACCTCAAGATGGTATAAGTTTAAATAATCAATATTATACTTGGTACAACGGTAGTTTATGGAAACACCACAGTAATGAAAAAAGAAATAATTTTTACGAACAACAGTATACCTCAGACATAACTTTAATATTTGCGGATCCAACTGCTTCTGTTAAAAGCTTTGATGTAATAGCTTATGAAGGTAGTAAAGAAAAAATATCTTCTTTTACAAGTGAGTCTACAAACTTTTTTACAGGAAATTCTGGTTCTAATAACGGTATAGATTCTGCTAGCGTTAACGCAAGTGACTTTGGAAGTTTAAGCTATAGAAAACTTACAGCTCAAAAAGGTTGGTATGTTGACGATGTAAACACTGATTTACAAGTTGGAAACGACATATTTTTTGTAGACAAAGAAGGTAAAAAATATGGATACGTAACAGGTAAAGAAGGTGGTATAGATAATTTAGATAACAATTGGAATGAAAAAGAGTTTTCAACTCAAGGTATAGGTGTTGCAACGATAGAACATGGTGATCCTGATAGAGGAGAGCAAGGTTCTTGGTTAATACAAAACAATGTTTCAAGCACTTATCAAGGTGATGATGGTAGTGGTGGAGCTTGGGATACTCAAAATTTTGGAAACGAATAATTATGGCAAGTACAAATACACAAACAGCACCTAGATGGACAGTTACGAGCGTTAGTTTACCTACAACGATAGGTACTTTCGCTTCTGGAACTGTAAACTTAACTATAAGCAACGTTGTAAATGGTACTTATTCTGGCCACGATCTAAGTGCTAAAAACTTTAAAATAGGTGGAGCTAGTGGTCCTGTGAATGTTGGTAGTGGTTTTAAGTGGACAGGTGGAAATGTAGACTCTGAAGTTAATTATGTTATATTTACAGACAACGGAACCGCTGGTGATCCAACAAATACAATAAATGCTGCTGTTACGTTAAACAGTACTTCTATTACGAGTGGCAATGCTAATCAAAATATATATGTAGATATAGATGAGATGGTTTCAGACACACCACCAGCAGCTACAAGAAGATGTTGTTTAAAAACTGTTTACCCAAATCCTTATGGTTCAGATCACACTATTAGTATTACAGATATAACAAGTCCAAATATTACAGAGTCATCTTTAGGTAACTCTAGCGCTACACCAGGTGGGGTTGGCTGGTCAAACTTAAACGTTACTCAACATACCGGTGTTGTTTCAGAAGGAGTTGCTAATAAAATAGCGGAGTTAACTTTTACAGCTTCTAGTGGTCACTACTATTCAGCGGGTTCTCCTTTTGCTGGTTTTCAAAATTTATTGCAAAGCCAAAACGGTTACCATGATTATACAAACAATTATAGTTTTAATGTTTTTAATAAAATTTTTGATGGTCTTGGAAGAATGACTAGTTTTAAAATAGAAGCTTTTTATACACCGCCTACTATTGGTAGTGGCGCTGTAGATCCAGGTGAAGGTATGTGTCCTTTAGATCACAAACTGTTCATTGAATATATGTTAAACGGTATTCCTAGTGACGCTGGAAATATGTTACCTGTTTCTAGCGGTGGTAATATATATAATGTAGTTTTTCCAAGTGATATAAAAACAACTGGTGGTTCTAAAAGAGTTTGTGTAAAAGGAACGCCCGGTGCTTCTTATACTATGAAAGTTACAAAAACAGCAGGTCACGACAGTAGCACTGCAGCTGCTTCTGGTGCTTATTATAATTTTACAACAGACGAGTTTCAAGATTTAAATAGTCTTTCAATGCCAGTAGTTTTAACTAGCACCATAGACGCTAAAGGTCAAGATGTTCAAGATATTAGTATACCATCTAGTAGTTCTAATGCTAGATATGATATTGTTGTAGGTTCAGCTAATGGCTCTACTTTAGCTAGTGCTGTTCCAAACGCTGCTGGCGAAGCTAAAATGTTACAATATGGAAACGCTACTTTTACACTACAGGTTAGCACTAGCACAGCATCAAACTTTGGTACATTACCAGCAGCCGTAACAGTAACAAAACAAAGTTCAAATTTTCCAAATCTAGAACAAAACTATAGTACATGGAATAAGATTTATTCAAAAGGCTCTACACAAGTTAGAGGTCAAAGCAGAGGTGCTAGTACTGATAGACTTATAATTAACGATAAAAAAGTAATAGACCGTATAAAGCCAGGTATGAAAATTACTTCATCTACCGGTAGCGTGGCTGACGGAACTACAGTTTTGTCAGTTGATAGAAGATCAAATAAAGTTGTTCTTAGCTCTGCGCAGGCTATATCTGATGTTGATTTGCAGTTTGAACCAATTTATGGAGAAAAGTCTTTTAGTTTTACTATAACTCCTGGCACAGAAGGAGAGGGCAGCACAGCAACTCTTAATGTTAATACTAGTAACACAATACAAAATAGTACAGATAAAATATTTGGAGCACCGCAGTCAATAACTAAAACTGTTGACGGTGCTGTTTCAGAATCAGCCACTGTTCAATTAGATGAATATGAAGGGCTTGTTGCTGGTATGTCTGTTTTTGGTAGTGGTGTTGGTGATGGTGTAACTTTAAACGAGTTAGTTAACCCAAGATCTATCACTTTATCTGAGGCTTCAACTTCTATAGCAGACAACACTGTTTTAACATTTACCGGTGGAGTTGGTAACATTTATTTAACGAGACAATCTGTTGTTAAGGTTGGTGCTAATATAATTATATCTGGAGCATTTAGATGTGATAGTATACCAGCTGACGTAACATGTAATATAAATATAGATAATTTAATAAACGTATCATAATGGCATTAATAACATTAATATTTACTGAACCAATAAACGAATCTTGTCAAGTAGGAGATGAAGTATATTATGTAACAACATCTTCATCTGGAGGTTTTACTATAAACTCTAACAATATTCAATCATTAGGCTCGGTAAGACAAATAAATGATGGTAGATTATCAATGGTAACTTATAGCACTACAGCTCCTGGTAATTTAAATACTACTAGTAAATATATATTTTTTGGAAAAGATAATCAAGCAAACTTAAGTAGTATATTAGGTTATTTCGCTTCTGTAAAATTTGTAAATGATGATACTAGTGAGGCTGAATTGTATGAAGTTGGCTTAAACATGTTTGAAAGCAGTGGCAACGCGCAGGGCCAATAGTGTAAATAGTGATCAAGAAGAGTAACTATAGATATAGTTAAATTTAATTATATATGAGTAAGTTACAAAAAAACTTCAAGTCACAAGTGACTAAACTAGAGAATGATCTAAAGTCTATTGCTGATGGTAATAGTATTATAGCAGGCACAGATAAAGATCCTATAATAACTGATAGCGAGCAAATACCTATTAGACATTTCTTTATGGACGGAGTTTATGTCAGAGAAATGACAATGTATAAAGGAATGATAGTAATAGGAGCTATTCATAAACACCTACACATGTGTTTTCTGTTAAAAGGAAAATTATCAGTTGCTAGTAGACAAGGTGTTGTTGAGTATATAGCTCCTTGTTTTATTATAGCAGGACCAGGAGAAAAAAGAGTTTTGTATGCGCATGAAGATTCTCACTGGTACAATACCCATAAAAACCCTAACAATATTAAAGAAGTTAAAGACTTAGAAAAAGAAATAGTAGCTAGTAGCTATGAAGAATACGAACAATACATTAAAAAATAAACTATGGCATTTGCAACAGTAGGTTTAATAGCAGGCGGTTTAACCGCAGCATCAGGAATAGTTAGTGCTATTGGTGGTGGTATAAAAGCTAGAAAAGCTAAAGAAGAAGCTAGAAAAGCTAAGGCTGAGTTAGAAAAAAATAAAAGAAGATTTGAAAATTTAGATACTTCTAATCCTTATATGAACATGGAAAACGTTATGGAAGACTTAACTGTTAACCAACAAGAAGCTGAGTTCATGAAACAACAACAACAACAAAATCAAGCTAATATACTTCAACAAATGAGAGGTGCTGCTGGTGGTTCTGGTATAGCGGCGTTAGCACAAACTTTAGCTAACCAAGGTTCTCTTGATGCTCAAAAAGCAGCTACATCTATTGGTAAACAAGAACAAGCTAATCAAATGGCTGAAAGACAAGAAGCTTCTAGACTACAAGGTTTAGAAAGAGAAGGTGATTTAATAAGTAGACAAGCAGAGTTTGGTAAAATAAGTTCATTAATGGGTATGTCTGCTGATGCTTTAGCTAATGCAAAAGCAGAACAAGCTGCCGGTCAACAACAAATGATGAGTGGTATAAATCAATCGATTGGAGCTTTTACTGGTGTTGCTACAGGACAGTTTGGAGCAGGAGCACAAGCTAAGCTTAGTGGTATGTTTGGTGGTGGTCAATAAAAATATAAAATATGGCATTAAAAAAAACAGGAACAAAAGCACCGGCTAGTAGAAGTTTAGATTACAGTCTAAGTGCTGATATATTAAATAGAGTAAAAGCTGCTGAAGATAATACAAAGCTAATGAACACAGCTGGTATGATTGGTCAAGTTGGGGCTAGTATTGGCGGGGCTGCTAAAACAATTATAAAAACAAGAGAAGAGCAATCAGAGCAAGAAAAACTAGAGCAAGATAAATTAAACGAAGAAAAAGGTAAATGGGAAGAGTGTTGGCAAAAAGTAGATAATAGAGGTTCTTGGGCTACGCCAGAAGTTTACGATCAATTTGCAGAATTAGAAAAAGATTACCAAACAGAATACAACAATGCTATAGAAGCTGGTAATAATCAAGAAGCTGCTAAGCTTTTAAAGCAACAAGAAAATAGATCTGCTCAATTACAACAGTGGAAAGGTGTTGTTGAAGGTTCTAAAGATACTTGGAGTCAAGATCTTTGGGCTGAAAACATGCCTACAGAAGATATGGAAATAATAAACGCTATAAACTCTCAAGAAAACGCACAGATAGCTTACACAGATCCAGATGAAGAAAAAGGTACACCTGGTGGAGATATGATTTTTAGAATAACACTATCAAACGGTCAAACAAAAGATGTTACTTTAGCTGATTACAATAAAATAGCACAAAGAAATATAAAGCCTGTAGCTGTTCAAAATGAATGGGGTAAGTCTATGGAAAAAATAAATGAGCAAGCTGCAAAACAAGAGACGTTTAATTTTGAACCAGGTTCTCAATTATATAATCAACAATTATCTGCCAATAGACAATTAGTAACTAGAGATAATTTTCAATCAATGATTAGTAATAATTTTATAGGTGGCGAAAGTACTTTTGAACAAGATATACTAAAACATGAAGACTTTAACAATGTTAAACTTGCAGATCTTAAAATAACAGATAAAACCTCAGAAGATGGTAAGTTTGCTACACAGTTTGATAAAAATAATGATGGTATTTTAGGTAAAGAAGAAGTTGGAGAAATAGATTTTGTTAGTTTTTCAGATAAAGACAAGAGAAGTATAGTAAATCTTATGAAAAAAGAAGAAAACTTTGAAGTAGCTAAACATTATCTAGGTGATTACATGACAAGGATGCAGTATCAAAACTCTAAAACTACTAGAAAAGAATACGAAACAGAAAGAACAAACTCAAACAAATATTCAAAACATAACTAATGAATCAAGAAGCTATAAATGACGCTTACGAAGCTTTCGTAAAAGGCGGCTACAAAGGTAGTATACAAGACTTTGTTAGTTTAATGGCTAACAGTCCAGATGCTTTAAACGATGCTTTTAGTGAGTTTACAAGTGGTGGTTACACTGGTAATATTAACGACTTTAAAAAACTCATGGGAGTGGGAAACCAAAGAAGCTCCACGAGAAGCTCGAACGTGGAGCGAAAATCAAAGAGCTCGTCTTCGGGATCAAAATCGGAAAGTTCTATATTGGAATCTTACGATTTTCCTCAAATTGATGGTGTACCCGTATATCCAAACACTATAGCTGTAGTTAACGGTCAACCTATTACACAAGAAGATTATTTAAGTGGAAGAATATTTTTCAATCAAGATGGTAAGCCAAAACCTTTAGCAGAGTACACTGAAATAATAAAACAAGTAAACTCAAGCATGCAAGATGTAGCGAGTTTAAAAGGTGAAAATCAAGAATTATACAAAAACTCTCAAGCTGAATTAAATACCTATAAATCTTCTTTAACAGAAGAAACAAAATCAGATAAACTTGTTGATAAAAGTGAAGGTAAAAGCCCAAGAGAATTAGCTAACGTAAAAAAAATAAAAGAAAAAAAGCCTGTAGTAACTGAAGATATAACTAGTAGAGATGAGGGTAAAGCTGTTAGTAAATTACGAGGTTTATATGAAGGTTATAATGTTAAGTTTGAAGAGGCTATAGGTGGTACTGATGCTGTTAAAATAACAATAACGTCGGGAAAACACAAAGGAGAAAGTAAAACTTTTAAAATAGATGCTGATTTTAGTTTGTTTGAAATGAGCAATAAGGAAAAAGCAAAACTAATTACAAGTTGGGTAAATTCAAAAGTTGAAAAAGAGTTTGATGTTGTTGATAGAGAAATTGACAAAGCTGTTAGCAGGTTAGATTCAACAGTAGAAGAAACAACAGATGACACCAATGATTTTTTTAATCGTATACTTATAGATGGTATAGATGGTCGTAAAAGATCAAGGAACATGTTTGAGCTTGGTAAAGAAGTACAAGACCTTCAAAAAGAACTAGGTCTTGTTCAACCAACTGATATTTACGGAAACCCAATAGATAAAGTTATTGATACTAAAAAAGTCATGGTAAATTATGATGACGAAAATAGTATTGCAAAAGCTAATGAAGAAGTTAAAACAGCTGCAAAAGGTATTATACAAGAGTTAGCTTTAGATAAATATTTAGAAGAAAAAAATATATCATTTAAAGATTTAACTGATAGTGAAATAAATAGAAAAATAATAGAAATAAAAAATAGTAATGATTTTAGAAAAATAGTACGTGAAACAGAAGAAGAGTTGCAAGAACAAGTAGATAACTCTGGTGGTGATTTTTCTAGTATAAAAATGTATAGTGATATAGTTGAAAAGCTTGAAAAAAACAAAAGACTTGAAAATTTAGAAAATCAAATAATAGAAAATTTAGACGAGTCAGAAGGTTGGAGAGCTTTTACTGCTTCAGAAAGACAAAAAGCACTTGCTCAAAAAGCTGAAGACAGGTTAGAGTCTATAAAAAAAGAATCAACAGACATAGTTGGTAAAATAACACAGTTAAATCAGGATCGTAATAATGTTATTGAAAGTGTTAAAGAAATAGATAAAACCTTATCTAATTTAAGAGAAGATATAGAGTCTATTAAAGATGGTAGATACACAACGCAAGAAGAGGTTGACGAGGCTAACAGAATCATATCTGAAAAAATGCAGGATTTTAATACTGCTTTAGATACTAGAAAAGTTTTAGCAGGAAAAATTGATGACTATAAAGAGTTGTCTGATTCTTTTTTTGCTAGTCTAAACGAAATAAGAGAAGGAGAAGATGATTTAACAGCTTTGTTTAGAGCTGCTAATAGAAACCCAGGTTATGTAACAGAAGTTTTTGCTAACTTAGCTAATAACGCTATAGATCTAGCTCAAGGAGTTGTTGGTTTTGCTGATACAATTTGGTCAGGTTTAGATTCACTTACAGATCTATTACCACCACCTTATGCTGAAATGTCAAAAGCTATAGCTATTACTGCTACTCTTGGCGGTGGTATGTTGTTTGAAGATGAATATGTAAACGAAGCAACAGGTTTAAGTGAAAGTCTTTTTGATAGAACTTCAAACAAGTTAGATAATTGGCAAGCAAACTCTATAACAAACGTTATAAGAAAACCTATAGCCTTTGATGATGTAGATGGTTTTGGAAGTGGTTTAAGGTGGGCTACTAATTTAATATCAGCTCAAGTGCCTCAACTTGCTTTAATGTATGCTACTGGTGGTACTAGTTTGTATTTTTTAGGAGCTAGTAGCGTTGGAAGTAAATTTGATCAATTGCAAAAAGAAAAAGAATTATATTATACTTCTGGAGGTTTGTATGGCGCAGATCACAGTATGGCAAGTATGTTTACAAACGCTTCACTAACTGGTATTGGTGAAGTTTTAAGTGAAAGAATAACTTTAGGAGCTGTAAATAAAACAAAAGGCTTTTTAAGAAAACCAAAGTTTAAAAAACAAATA